ATGAAAAATATCGTTAGTAAGTTATTATTCACAGGATTGGTGTACGCATGCTTTGCGTCATGTTCTACCGATTCTATCGAAGAGATGGGCGGTAAAAAAGTTGTAGATTATAACAGTATGACCTGCTTCTCTGACGAAGGACCAGCCACGCGCACCGCAGGAAAATATGTCCCTCAATCCTCTACAAGCCCTGCTCACGTGGCGTTCCTGTGGACACAAGGTGACAAGATATGGGTTAACACGACTGGGGGAACTACCTTTGAGAAGAATGACAAGGATGATATCAGCGGAAAAGTGGCTACGTCTAACTTCTACTTCACGAAGAACCTCACCGCAGAGAGCTATAAGGTGAGATATACGGGTACGGTCTCTGACAAAGCTGACGAGGTTGTCTTTGCTGCAAAACAGAAACAGACCGACCCCAACTCTGCCGACCTCATCGGACAATATGGCGACTGTGGTATCGCTACAGCAACGAAGAATGCTAATCAGCAGTATTCTTTCAATCTTGCTCACAAGGCTGGCTACCTCGTTCTGACACCCTACTCTTCGGTTCATCACTTCGCCTCCTCTGTCGGTGTTCGGGCCGTGTACGTCACTGCCAACGAGGGTCTTACAGGTACATACACGATGGCTGCAGACGGAAAGCTCACGAAGAAGACGGAAGAAGGGAAACAGATTGTGTGGTACTATCAGCAGGATGTCGCAGGACATGACAATATCGATGAAGAAGATGGCAAACCTTTCCTCCCTATCCCAGCCGCTTCTGATGCGTCAAAGAATGGCATCATCATCGTTCTCCCCCCTGGCGAATACACTAACCTGTCGATTGAATATCTTTTAGTCGACCCCTTGAGCGGTGGTAAAGGCTATTATAAGAAGAGCTATAAAGGTACGGTAAAGGTGGAGGCAGGCAAGCCTCACTACATCGCAGAGAACATCAAGCTCTATGAATACGACAAGAACCAGTACTACACATGGGATGCTGCGACTGGCGAGTACTTCTGGAAGGGGCATGAAGACCGTCAGCCTATACTCCCAAGTGACGTTATGGAATCCCCAGGTGACCTTAACCCGTATCGTGAAGACGGTTTCCCAGATCCTACTGGCACTACGGACGCACGAAGCTATAACCATTCACAAGGTCACACAACCACCGTCGACGGTAATAAAGCACTGAAAAGTGCTGCTGACGCAATGAATGTCAACGAGACTCTATGGCTGGTAGAGAAAGGTTCACCGATGTGGGATAAGACGAAGCTATACGCTATCACCTGTCGTGGTAATGTATGCCATCTCTTCAACACTGGTGTGTGGTTCAAGACACTGAAGAAGATTGCAGCGGACGAAGGGAAGACTTTAGAAGCCTTGAAGACGCTTGCGCCCAACGGAAAAGACTATCGTATCTATCCTGCTACACCAGAGGTTAATGTAGAAATATCATCATTCAGGCGGCCAGATAAGGCTAACACTAATGCGGATTACATGTTCTTACCTTGCACAGGGTTCTATGGTTTCAAGCATACGGAGGGAGCTTCAGCCCAATTAGAGACACCTTACAAGATTGCAGCCCCACTCATAGGAGCCACCGCAATGTATTGGACTTCATCAGCTGCAGCAGGTTCTTCTGAGGGTGCATACGCTCTTAGTATCTTCTCTTCAGCCGTAATCGACGAGTACACCGTCTCTGTAATAAACACAACCAAGTATAGTGGTCACCCTATCCTCTTCGATAACATGGGTGTAAACGGCCCTGGTAAATTCCGTATAAAATAAGAGTTCATACATTAAACCTCCCTCGCCTTGCCGCGTCTATACTATAAAGAGGCATACCAAAAGAGATGACCCGCCTACGCTGTGGGCGCATTATAGGAGTATCTAAGATGTGGCAAGGCAAACGAAAAGCGAGGCTCTATCAACCTTTTGGACACGTTATTGGATGGACTAAGGCGTAGCGAGGCGAGCGAAAAGCGAGGCTCTGTCTACGCTGTGGCCTCATAATAGGCTCGTCTAAGGCGTGGCGAGGCAAACGAAAAGCGAGCCTCTGTCTACGCTGTGGCCTCATAATAGGCTCGCCTGAGGCGTGGCGAGGCAAACGAAAAGCGAAGTACAACAATTTTCATGATTTCATAATAGAATAATATCAAACCTTAGTACGTACCTGGAACACTGAGTTTTTAGTTAGGCATTACCTGCAATACAGGTGGTGCCTACCCTTTCTTCCTCCCCCCCGAGCACGAATAAGAAACTCCCCTATCCTCTTGACATCAATCCATCACACCAAATCTGTAAACTATTTTCGCCCCTCTCCAATCCTGTCCACGCCTTTCAACACTCAAGAACATGCCCTTCAACATTCGAGAACATGCCCTTCTTGATGCAAGAAAGGCCCCTTCTTGGTGCAAGAAAAGCCTCTCCTCGTTTCGTATTCATAACCCTCTGAAAACGTGCTTGTTACATTCTACCTTCTTACCAACATTCTCATCATAAATAAAGGGTCACATCGCCGCATTTTGTAAATGTTTTTCATGCGGATAGAGAATTACTCAAATCACCACGAGGCAGATACGCTCATCTATTTTTATCACATCTTTCTCACACGTTGGGGAGTTTTTTCTCTCATGTTGGGGAATTTTTTCTCTCACAGAACCCACAGACTTAACAGAACCTTTTTGCGCACCGTTTCGAACTCACAGAACGTCTCCGGCATACAGATTTCACAGAACGTTATAGCTAACGTTGGCTGTAAGGTTCTGTGAAATCGGTTGACTTAATGTCTCTGTGGAATGCTGTGAGTTCTGTTATTCTGTGTTCTTCTGTGAGAAATAGAACGCACCCACTGTAAGAGAAAGGACGCTTGAGAATCGCTGGGGAGGTTTTTCTCTCACAGAGCGCACAGAGTTCACGGAGGTTTTTGGCGCACATTTCGAGCCCACAGAACGCCTTCGGCATACAGAGTTCACAGAGCGTTACTGCCAAAGAGGGGTGTTGGGTGATGAATGTTAGGTGCTGATGATTAGTTAACGTTGGCTGTAACGTTCTGTGAAATCGGTTGACTTAATGTCTCTGTGCCCCTTTGTGAAATCTGTTCATCTGTGTTCATCTGTGAGAAATAGAACGCACCCACTGTAAGAGAAAGAACGCTTAAGAATCGCTGGGGAGTTTTTTCTCTCACAGAACTCACAGACCTAACAGAACCTTTTTGCGCACTGTTTCGAGCCCATGAGGAGGTGGCCCCTCCCCCATCCCCTCCTCCGCAGCGAGGGAGTTAAGGCCGAAAACAACAATTAAATATTTTTTTGTATTGTTATTAGTCGCTATTATAAAACTTTTTACTTACCTTTGCTGCGTGTAAATGCTGTGAGAATTAAACTTTATATCAGCATCGAAGGAATAATCCTAAATGGCGGATTCAACGTGCAAATGCACTACGCCGCAAAGTTATAAAATCTTTTCGTAAAAACACTCAAAAGGAGTACAAAAATTTAATTTTTCTCTTGGTCGAAGATTAATTTTGTCAGTAATTTTCGCAACATATTGATGACTAATGTCGTCAAAACATGTCGACTTTGGAATATACTGGCGTATCAGACCATTTATGTTTTCTATAGCTCCTTTTTGCCACGAAGAATACGGATCTGTAAAGTAAACTGTTACTCCAAGCTTTTTTGTTATGTACTTATGATTGGCAAACTCCAATCCATTATCTGTTGTTATGGATTTAATGAATTTTTTATATGGCATCAATAACCTTACTACTGTTTTAGATACTTCTTTAGCATCTTTTCCTTTCGGTAACTTTCTCATGAACAACATGCCTGTACTAAGTTCTTTAAGAGTTAGTATCGCACCTTTGTTTCCTTTACCTACAATAATATCCATTTCAAAGTCTCCAAATCTAACACCATCAACTTCAGCAGGACGCTCACTTATACTTATTCTGTCAGAAATAGTTGAACGACAATCACCTACAGGACGTGAACGGTGCTTTAATTTATGCCTACAGTGAGTGTATAAACTCCCACCTTCTTTTTTATCTTTACGTATCATCCTGTATATAGTTTCGTGAGAAATAATTATACCTCTTTCTCTTAAAACAGCACTGATCTGTTTTGGAGACCATTGTTCTGTTTCTAATAGGCGTATAACCTCTTCTTTTATTTCTTTTGATTTTGCATGATTCCCTGGTTTGCGTTTCTTTTTCAATTCTGCATTTTTCTGTGCTGTTTCCCAATTGTATGATCTATGTTTTCCACTATTACGATTATATTCACGTGTAATAGTGGAAGTATCAACACCTATGAGCATTGCTATTTGTTTTCTACTTTCTCCTTTGTCAAGCAAAGTATGAATTGTATATCGTTGTTGAGAAGTTAAATGTTTGTACATATTTTTCAATATCTAAAAATTTTCTGATAAATCTATAATAATTTGATTAAATTATTTTAACACGACCCTTTTTATACCTATGTTTTTGATATTTTAAGGGTTATACAATATCACTATTATAATTCAATCGTCTATTGCAATTGGATTATAGACACATACGCTTATGCTATCTTCGGGACTTTCTCTACTTTACTTTTCCTTTATCTAAGTTTTCATTTTGTCTCTGTTCTCGCCCACTCACTTTTCTTCTCCGCTTGTAGTCATCTATCGACTTTTAGATGCAAAGGTAGTACTGCCAGGAAACACGGCAAATACCAGTCCCCTATTGACAATAATTTTTTCAAGACCCTCCGAAATCAAATAGATTGCGGTTTCCTGAAAAATTTATCGATCAATTATTTGCCTTACTTTCCTTTTCACCAGTACTCTTACCTTGCACATAAAAGGTTCGAGATGACGGTTACACCGGAATAAAAAAAAGTTCGGGTCGAAGATCCAAAAACCTTCTAAGGTTGAGAATCAGGATGCCCGAAATTAATTTATAACTTCATAAACAACAAAGAATATGAAAACAAACAGATTTTTTTACAAGAAAGCCGAGAAAGGTTGGGCTATCATGAAACGACGAGTTGATGGATATATTGTTTTCATCCAGTGGGTGGCATCATGGCAGGAAGCACGGCAGCAAGTTTATAAGCTCAACGGATGGAGTTGAAATTATTCCATGCAACTCTATACAAAAAACTCTAATATAAACCATTCATATATAAACAAGATGAAAACATTATCAATTCACAAAGACAAGACCTCATTGGCATCTGAAACTGTCGGAAAATGGTGGAACTCAAAGAATGTATTCTTCTCTCTGCTCACAGAAGAAAACTTCTCTAACAGGGAAGTTGTGCTTGTTCATCTCATTCTTATAGCACTCATAATATGTGCTGCAGCAGTAGAGGTTTCTCTTCTTGTTTCATTTCTTTCATTATTGGCAGCAGGGGGGCTTGTTGCATGCCTTAATAGAGCTGATTATAATGATAATATTAATATAAAGAAAAATATTTTATGAATGAAAAAATTAACATTTGAAACGTGTTGAGAATCTCAATTTCATTTTATTAATAAGTTCTGAATATTTAATATTTAGAACTTATTAAACGTTTTATTTACTAACTTTTCAATGTAAGAATGTTGCAGAAGTTTTTGAAAAGGTTAATATAAAAGATTTATTTTTTTTGCCATATGTTTTTGCAACTTCCTTTGTACTTTCGCAGCAATAAAAACATATTTTTATGAAGACAAATTATATATCAATTTTTCTAGCTTTGACGACATGTTTTTTCTATTCATGTACGTCACATCCATCTTTCAAAAACTCTACTGAAGCAGTAGAGGCGTGTAAAAATAAGCTGACAGAAATTCAGGCTATCAAAGATGCTGATATTGAAAAGGTAACAGACCTTACAGCACAATGGCAAGAAATTCAAGATTCAGCTTATAGTGTTTTTTCTAGAGACTCAACCATTAATCTGAAGAGTCCTATTGCTATGGCATATTTTGTTGTCTCTGATTCAATGAGAACAGAGCTTACACGATTAGCCTTTTCAAAACAACGCTCACTCCAAGATGTAATGTATCTGAAACTTAACACAGCTTCAGATCGTGATAAAATAAAAAAGTCCGATACCTATAAAAAGGCTTCAGAATTTTATGCCAAACTAGATGATGAGCCTACTATTAAAGGACTCCCAAAGATATTGTCGGTTTATAACAGTCTGCTTAATAATACGCAACCATTTACGCAGGAGGCACAGCTGCTTGTTTTTATCCAGCAAGAGGATAGGTGCTTCCGTTCACTGATGGAACATCTTAGTAATGTACCAGTTCATGATATGCAACAACTAACAGAGAAGACTTCTAGGCTCTTCGAACGCCTCTATTCTTCTGTTGGAAGAAAGAGCGATGAAGTGAATGATAGAACAATGTTATACTTAACAATGCGCTTTAATCGACGTATCATGCAAAATGCAATAGCATGCAGGGAGGATATTCTAAATAATAAGAAACTCAACCAGCAGCAAAGGGTAAGTTATCGATGGATGTTAATTCAACCATACGTATCGATAGACGAGTACTCTACTGCTGCACTTACAGAAAAGCAAAGGGAAGAACTCATGATTATTTCAAAGGAGCTACCTACACTTCTTACTCGTTTGGATAATCAAAAAAAGACAAAAGAACAAGAAGATAAACTGGTTAATACGCTATCTGATTATTTCTTGAAGTCATATATATCATCAACTTTATAACAACAAAATCTATGGAAAAAGTATTGAATAGTAATTCGTTGGAGGAAGGAACAGTGAAACGTTCTATCATTCTTCTATATCAACAAATGATAAAGAAGTTGCCTGAATATTTCTCAGAACAAGAAATTAGTGTTATTCAGCACTCTTCTTTTTCGGAGATTGTCGTTCAGTTGAAAGAACAAAATATGTTAGAAAATTTCATAACAAGTATGGAAGAAAAACTACATCTTCATGTTCTTTATGCAACTAGAGAGGAGGATGGTAAAGTGTATAAGGTTGTTGCCTACTCAACTCCTGTAGAAGATGAAATGTTGGTCTTCTATTTCTCTTCCACACAATATGGTCTCATTGATTCGATGACAGTTTTTATCTTTGAAAGTTTAGAGACGATGTATTGTCATCTTCTTAATGAACGTAATCGTATGACAAGGCTTCAGAAGGATATCCTTGAACAAGAATCCTATGCCAAAATGTTGTCTCATTTTAACTAATATAATATGGTAATACTAATATTAAAACTAGTCCTATTTTTCGTGTTGACTAGTATTCCTTTCCTGTATCATTTTTTAATAAAGCCAAGGAGAGAAAGTATAAAGAGATATCGTAATGCCTTTACGGCAGTTCAACCCCAAATGTCGAAACTGAAGAAGGCTATTTGGCGACTGGGTACTTATCTTATCAACTTCTATGATAAGATGAAGCGTAGAGAAAAGCCAAGAAAATTCTTTACATTATTACTTCTGCTATCTCTACTTCTCTTCCAGGGTGTAGATAACTTTGCATCAAGTGAAGTGGCTGCAACTTATAAGACTATGGTCAAAGAAAAAAGACTGAATGAACTTAGCATTAGTGGTAAGAAAACGGTTGCTCCTTTCATGCAAAGGAAATTTAGTAACTACCTTTATCCATTCCTAACTCGTCCAATCGTATATCTTGTATCTTTTGCCTTAACACTAATTTTCTTCTCATATAGAATGGCAAACTGGATACTAACAATAATACATAATAGTAAGAAAACTTTACTTGTTATGTCTACTATTATGATCTTCTTTTCTATCTTCGATGAAGGACGATACATGCTTTTTTCAGAGGTACTTCTCATTATTACAATGGCAGCTTTATTCTATCCTAATTTCTATGATAGCTTACCTCCGAAAGGTCGGAAACCTATCCCTGTTTATAATAGGAAAAACAGGGTGGCTGCATGAACGGTTTTCTCCAAGATTTTTATATAAAAATGTTGGAGAAATAATGCAAGATTTTTACATATGATTTTTATATAAAAATGTTCTTATGAATAGTAATAAAAAAGAGGGTATAGAAGATGGTATTTCTATCAACAAAAACTATCATGTTGTAATCCCTTTTGAGCTTCTTGAATTTCTTAGTGTTGATTATTCATATAAAAACAAAAGACGTTTTTCTCGCCTACAAGCGTTCCAAAATCTCATAGAGTACTATTCTGCATCTGAAAGTAAAAAAGAGGCTATGGCGGTAAATATAGAACGTTTATCAAAGGCTTGGGGATGGAGTCGTCCTTCAGTGATGAAATTCGTTATGTTTTTAGAGTCGAAAAACATACTTGAGATTATCAGTGTCGTCACAAGCAAGATGGTTCGGGTTCGGAATGAAATCATAGTTTTACGTTCTGAAAATGCTGTAGAAAAATGACGCAATCATTTTTTCGCATCCCGAAATTCCAACTTTGACATCTCAATTTTAATGACCAAATGGAAATGACGAAAAAATATATCGTATGCGCTTGCGCAGAACAAACTGATATAGAAAAGAGTTTAAAACTTTTTACATTGGGAGGTAGCCTAATACCCCCCTCATCCTCGTGAGGGGGTATAGACACCCCTCACGAGGAGGGGGACTACGTGCGGCAAGCCGTGTCTATATTAGGCTCTCCGAGGGTTGACAATGTAAAAAACAGGGGGTGGTCCCTGACCCCAAAAGACGAGAGACCACCCCATGATAATTTCATTTCAGGGACCACCCCCAGGGACCACCCATTCTAAAATAAATAAATATCACAATTTCAACAAATTACAAGGTCAGGGACCACCCCCAGGGACCACCCCTAATCTTTGATATTTTGGGGGTGGTCCCTGACTCGCAAAAACGAGAGACCACCCTATGATAATTTTTATATAAGAGACCACCCCCATAGGGACCACCCCTAAGTTTATCAGAGACCACCCCCCTGAAACTACAAAATAATGCAATATGGCAAAACAAGTAATGGATTTGATGGCATCTAAAGGCATCACCACAGCACAAAGTAATGAGCATCTAAGAAACTTCTCAAAGGAAGCATATAAGCGTAAACTTTCGTATGCTTTTGACCCCACTCGTGAACACCTCAATTTTGAAGTTCGTAATGGTGGAGTGGTTACTCCTGTTGATAAAAAGCTCTCCATTCCAAAACGAATAAAAGACAATTTGGCTGCAAGAAACATCATTGATCCTAATGTCGGACTGGATGATCCCAAATATAGAACAATTGCTAATTTCATTCTTGGTGGATCAAGAGAACAGATGCACCATCTTGCCTTTGGTGATCAGCAGGTAAATTTGGAAAAAGGGGCTGACAATTCGCATATAACTCGCAGTCCTGAAATTGAAAAATGGGCAGTCGATATGTACGACTTTATGAGTAGAAAGTTTGGAGAGAAAAACATTGCAGCTTTTATAGTACATCTTGATGAAACAAATCCACATATCCATTGCACAATTTTACCAATTACAGAGCAGAATAAATTCTCTTGGAAAGTGGTAATGGCTGGGAAGAGTAAATTTGAATTTAGTCAGCGTATGACGAACCTTCATAATGAGCTTTCTGAAGTTAATAAGAAGTACTCTCTTGACCGTGGTGACAGTATTGCAGAAACTGGGCGTAAGCATAGAACAATGGGTGAATATTATGCACAAAAAAGAGAGGAACTGAAGGGAGAAGTGGATAGCTTAAAAGAAGATGTTGCAGAGCAGAAAAAGCAAATATCAAGAAACAAAGTTAGGCTATCTGAACAAGAAAAAGAAATCAAACATGGAGAGGCGAGATTGAAGGGTCTTACTACTATGATAGCTAATCTTGAACGACATAAGTCTGACTTATTGCATGAGATTGAAAAGTTAGAGGAAGATGTCAAAGCTGGTAGAATTACCAAGGAACAGGGGGATATTGAACGAGCAAGAATACTTGATGATCTTGAAAAAACAAAGATAAAAATAATTGACAAACAAGAAAAACTTGCAGAGGCAGAAAAGAAACTCGATTTAATCAAGGGACAGACTGATGTAACACAGGAGAGGTACAAAGAGATCAAGGACGAAATGCGTACATCTATGCCTAATTTGAGTTCGCAAACTTTACGAGATATGCAGGCAGTGGGATGGAATATTGCTTCTATTGAAGCTCAAAAACAAAGCGAGAAACTAAATGCTTACAGAGAGTCTTTGCCACCTGAACAACGTGCTGCTTTTGACGAAGCAACAAAAGGTTTCTCTAATGGTTCTATGCTTGAACAGATGGCGGAAAACTCTAGCCAAGTTGCGCTTGTTGCTACGGCACTATTCTTAGGTTATTTAGATAAGGCAACTGAAATATCACAGAGTGCTGGGGGCGGTTCTGCACCACAAAGTGGCTGGGGAAAGAAAGATGATGAAGATGATATGGCTTTCCGCCAGCGTTGTTTCCTTATGGGAGTACATATGCTAAAATCGGGCAAGAAGCAGAATCTTAAGAGGAAATAAATGTAAATATTTTTCTTTCCTCATTTTTTACTGTTTACTTATTACAAGTTCTTGCGAATTGTAGAAGTCCTATGTATTGATGACCTTGGAACAGAACCACGTGAGAGTATAAAACAAATAACGGTAAAATTGTAAAGCAACTTGATTTATTTACATAATAAAAAGCAAATCAATATGACACAGAAAGATTTAGCAGAAGAATTTCTCACAAAGGCAAGAGAGAATGCTATGAACTTCAAGGATATCAACTTCTTTAATGGGCCTTTCTTTCAAGAAAACGACATCAAGGCAGCTTTCAACGCAGGGCGTGAGAGCGTGATGGATAGTTTGCCTGAAATGGAGTGGAAAGGGATTGAATATTTCCAATATGCAGATACATATTTTGGTAGATATAACATTGATGATTTCGGAATATGTTTGTTACGTTTTAACGGAAAGGAAATTCCACTCCCTCCTGGTAGCTCTTTAGAGGAAACCAAGCAGGCAGCAAACGAACACTATAAGAAACAAATTAAACAAGTGTTGGGGTTATGATTGAAACAAAGCTATCAGTTAAAGAGATAGAACGTATCATTGTTGCATACTTAGGCGGTGTCAGAACGAATATTATAGTTCCAAACCTGTCATGGGGGGTCCTCAACCATGAAGCAGACCTTATAGCTGTAGACAAAAATGGATACCTCACTGAGGTTGAAATTAAGCGTTCTTTTGAGGACTTTAAGGCAGACTTCAAAAAAGACAACTACCACGACACAGATGAGCGTGTTTTCCGTTTTGGATACTTCGTCCCAAAAGCTATCTTAAAGGAGTGCATCGAATATAACAACGAACATTGCAAGGATGTAACCTTTAATGGTAAGCCATACTCTGTATTTGGTTTCACGGATGATGGGATAGTATATAACGAAGAAGGGCGAAGCATACATCCTGCTTTTTCTTATTCAAGCAACCCCAGAAGTCGTAAACTATTCTTAGAAGAAAGGTTAAAAGTAGCACACCTTGGATGTATGAGGTTGTACCCACTCGGGAAAAAGAGTATAAAACGTTAATAGTAGATTTAAAAGTATTGGCATCATGAAAAGAGAAATATTATATAGAGGGATAAATTTTCAGAAAGAATGGGTTTACGGAGACCTTTTCCATTCATACGCAAATGATGATATAGCTATTGCCTACTATAGAGAAGGCAGTAAGACCCCTACATTTGATGCTATCTTTCCTGAAAGCTTTGGGCAGTATACAGGACTGATAGATAAAAATGGGGTTAAAATATTTGAGGGAGATATAATTTCTATTGGAGATCCAAATATTAAATATCTAACAATTTGGAGAAATGCAGGATTTGCCGCAAAGCAGATTGGCGCAAGTAGCTACATAGGTCTAACCTATTGGGCAAGCGACATAGAAGTATTGGGCAACGTAATAGACAACCCAGAACTTATAAAATAAAGCGTATGAAGAAGATAATGTTTAATGACAAGTACTGTCTCACGCTGGCAGTACTTAGTGGAAAAAAGACAATGACAAGGCGATTGTTGAAAGTGCCTAAAACTTGCAATGGTAAAGAAGTGTATAGTTTCAATGTGCTTACTAACAATGCAGGTACACAATGCGTGGATTTGGTTGATGAAAATGGAGGCATATTAGGAAGCTGGAAACCACATTATGAAGTTGGTGAAGTTGTAGCAATTGCGCAAAGCTACAAAGAAGTTTACCCTAATGCTGACTTTGAGATGGTAGACGGTAATTTTATGACAGAAAGCGCAGGCTGGACGAATAAAATGTTCGTGAAAGCTAACTTGATGCCCCACCATATCAAGATTACCGATGTAAAAGTGGAACGCTTGCAGTCTATATCAGACGAAGATTGCCTTAAGGAAGGTATAATATTTATTGAATCATTATCAATTATTGGAGAGGATGCTTACTTTTTCGCTGTCAAACATAAAGTGAGACAGATGTATGACAATATTCTTAAATTTTTCTCTTCTCCTCAAAGAGCCTACGCAGACTTAATTGATAAAATCAGTGGTAAAGGCACATGGGAGAGTAACCCATGGGTAGTAGCATACAGTTTTGAATTAGTAGATTAAAAGTAAATGAATTATGAAAATAAAGAATGAAACGGAACTATTAGGTAAGTTCTGTGATAAAACCCACATAAAAGAGATACTTACTGAACCTTTTTTCAACACGAACTACAATGAGGTTTGGAGTTCTGATGGAGTTGTCCTTATTCGGATAAATCCAAAAGCTCTTACTAATGAATATCCAAAAAAGAAGTTAGGTTTTCCAAAGTTAGAGGGCCCTTGCAATAAGAAAATCACTTTAGAGGCTGTAAATCAAGCATTGGATGAGTGTCCTAAAACTGATGAAGAAATTGTCATTCAAGATGCAGTTGAGTGTGAAGATTGCAACGGAAGTGGCTATGTTACTTGGGAGTATATGGACATTCACGGACATACACACGAACATGAATCTGATTGCCCAGTATGTGATGGTACTGGAGAGATTGAGCCCGAAAGAACCAAGAAGACAGGAAAGCAGATTACAGATGAAGATGACGTTATAAATATTGGCAACGCTTGCTTTAGGGCAAGGATTATTAATAAACTAAAGCTTGCACTGGATTTTCTTGGAATAACCTCTGTTAAGTTAACACATAACCCTAATAGAGCAGCTAATGAATTTGTTTTAAACGATGACATACGCATTATCCTAATGCCCATGCTTAGTCCATGGGATGAGTATGATGCAGCAGTAAAATTAGTTGATTAGCGTATGGAGATTGTAAGCGAAACAACATTAACAGCACGAAAAGAGCACCGTTGCGAATTGTGCAATCGCATAATTCACAAAGGACAAAGATACCGTAAACAGTTCAATAAAGATTGTGGCGATGTCTGGTCTTTCAAAGGCCATGAGGAATGCTTCGAGCTGACGTCAATTATCGACTTCATCGACTACTACGAAGGAGTTGACTGCGATGCGTTCGAAGAAGCAATCACAAATTATGTTCAAGAATATCATAACGATGCAGAAGACGCTCTTAATATTGTTTTTCAGAATCGAAAGTATTACGACTTAGTGAAGATGATATTGGCTGAGCTGAAAGAGAAAGGGATTACACATATCAAGTTAGATGAATAA